TGCCGCAGGTCGCCGGCTCGCCCGCGCGCAGCTGTGCGAGTGCCGACTCCGGATCGTCGACTTCATCCTTCCGGGACGGCTCGTCTTTCCCGGCAGGCTTGCCGAGCTTCTCTCGCTGATCGGCAAGGCCGTCCTCACGCTTTTCTGCGCACGCCATATCATAGGCGGCGTCGATATAGTCGTCGGATTTGCCGTCAAGCGCGATGCCGTCGCCGCGTACGGCCTTGATCACGGCAATCTTGATCTCCTTATCCGTCATACTGTCCGCCTTGTCGATGTGATGCGCCTTTGCCGCATCAAGCATAGCAACACGGTCCTTCACCGCCGCCGCGAATGCCTCTTTCGCCTTGTTTGCGGCGTCCTCATGCTCCTTCTTCACCTTTTCAGCATCGGCAAGCGCGGCATCATATTTTGCTTGGAGCTGATCGCGCTCTTTCGTAACCGCAGCATGATCCTGCCGCAGCTTTTCAACGTACACACCAACCTCTGGCGCGGCGTCGTATTCCAATCCGCTGTCCAGTCGGACTTTGCTCATTTTCTCCATAGTCTCATCCTCCTCTATAACCTGCTCCCCGTCCATATTGAGACGGGCAATTCCGGCACGACCACGCGCAACGACCGCCACATGATTGTAGCGGATATTACGCTGGATCGCGTCATAGTGTTCTCCTTCCGGCGTTGTTCCGGGCGTCTCGTCGAGATCGAGCGAATACCCGCAGGATAGTTCCCGCGCCGATGTCGGCAGACAATAGATCATAATGTCCGCGCGTATCGCGTCGCCATCCTGCCGCCCTGCACTCAGCACAGAACCGACTGGCTGAATCTGTCCTGCGTTATCCGCAGTGACCATGCCCTTATGCCCAACCGTGATTGGCTTCCCTGCAAGCGTCGCAAGGCTGTCCACTGCAAACGCCTCATCGGGCGGGCGGTACTCAATTCGATCGGAGCCGTCTGCATTCTTGTAACGTAGAATTCCCGCTCGACCAATTACAGGCGCATCGCGGATAAATCCCTCGTCCGTCTTGACCGCTCGAATCTCCACTGTATCAAATCTCTGCAATTCCTCACCTCCCTTCAAAAATGAGTATAAGAAAAGCACTCACGATCATTCGTAAGTGCTTATTCGCTATTTGGTTTTGCCTAGAAGATCAAGGCATCATTATCAACCCGCACGGCCGGCGAAAAACTCTTTCCAATAGGGATTTTCGCTGTCGAAAATTGCCTTTTGTTCAGGGGTCAACATGTCGGGATAATCTCGAAACATGTTGAAAATGGTCTTTTTGTCGAATGTAAAAAGCCACTGACCTATCGTGTCTGTCTCAACCCAATAGATTTTATCGGTCGGATTGTTCTTGTAAAACTTCTTACTTGACACTTCCACCTTCCCCTTTCATTTCATTTTCTGCTGCCGTGTTGATATACCCTAGCAAGGTTTTTATTTCCTCAGAACGTTTCATTTCCTCAATGTCAATCATAAAGCCCATCTCATCTCGTCCCCTGCCGTTCCGACACCCAAAGCGTTTCGATAGCGTGTACCTCGGATTCCCGTTGAAGGTATGCCAGCCCTGCAGCTTGTCTGATTGCAATTCAAGATATTGGAGAGCACCGCTATCCGCTTTTCGCACAATGGCGGCGTGTTGTCCTGCAACGAAATAATACTGCTTCCCAACTTCCACTCGCTTCAAGAGCCTATTGCCAACGGTGATTTCTGACCTTGCCGTTTCAACGATTGCGTTGATGCCGGGGAATTTTATAACCTTCTTTAGCGTCGCTTTCTGCGAGAAAATCTCTTGACTGCGTCCGCCTCGAAAGTCTAATACGTCAAGCCCGCTGAGCCGTCCGACATATGCCAAGCCTAAAGATACACATGACCCGGTCGTTCTGTCATCGCCGGCCAACGCCTTAATCACAGATGTCTCATCAATAGGACCGCTATACGCAATCGGTTTTAAGTATTCAACATTATCAGCTTTCAGGTTGTCAATGATGCTCTTTAACGGATCGTTTTGAACAGTTTGCTTTTCTGTTTTTATTATATCATTTTCTTTCACCTCTTGGAAGGAATTTTTCTTCGGTGCGATTCCCATTTTCTCTAGGTCTATCACCGGATCGGCAACGCAACGACATCTGATCGGCTGCCCGGGATGCCCGTCATCGGGCGGCTTATCCCACCGAAACTTTACACCATTCCGTGCCACATGGCGCGGTCGAACGCGACGGTCTCCTGCGGTCCGCCATATATATTCCTCAACACCGATGCTCTGCTGCTGATACTGCGTGATTCGCCCATTCAGTTTGCCTACTTGATCCGTCGCGATAAGGACAGCGCGTTTCTTCTCCATCATCAAGATGTTCTGTAAGTCATCAACCAACGCTCTTGTCAGCTTCGCCTCCTCAACATTGTTGATGATCCGTTCCACCATTCGTGCGCGTATCTTCTCCAGTGTCTCTTTCTTGATGGATTTGATGAGCGCAACATTATCGCTGACCCACATGCGCTTGAGTGTTGCAAGGTCTGCCTCCCGCTGATGCGCAGCGACTGCATTCATCATGACAGGCTGTCCGAACATACCTCGCATCACAGCATCAAACTGCCGCGTAGAATGCGCTTTGACACGCTCAAACATATTCCCTGCGATCATGCCAAGCGCAGGAAGGACAGCGAGCGCCATATCCAGACGATCAAGCAGCACATCAAGCGATGTTTGCTCCTCATCATCAATGCGCACCTGCTCTTGTTCGATCAATCGCCGCATTTCCGGAATGTAGCCGTTGAGTGTCCGTATCATGAGTACCGTATATGCCGTGAGTTCTTTCGCATACAGGCGTTCAAGCGCCATCGGGTAGCGGATTGATTGTTTCGCCGTCACCTTCATTGGGGTCTTCCTCCCGCTTTTCCAGCAGCTCATCATCGAGCGAATCATCCATGATATACTCGCCATCGTCTTTCAGCGTGCGGCGAATCTCCGAAATATCGAGTGCGCCGATGTCCATATACGACCGCGCAGCATTTGCCTCATGTTCCTTTGCCTGTGCCCTGATGTTCGCAGCCTCCGCGATCTCCTTCTCCGTCGGATTCCACAACGGCTTGAACGCAATCGTATACGATGTTGGCAGCGTGAACGGATATTCTTTCGCCTTACTTATGATGTCAAATAGCCGGAGCAGGGCAGGGCGCAACGTCCGCTGCTGAATGCGGCTGACCATGTTGTAATACGCCTCAAAATCCGCTTTCCCGGTCGCATTCATGCCCGCAGGCGACCGCCCAAAGAGAACCGTTGCAGGAATGTTCGTAACCGCAGACAGCGCTAACTCAAACTCCTGTATGATGTCCTTCAGCCCTGCGATCGTCATGTTCTTTTGGTCATATTCGTCGGCGGTATCAATCGCGATTGTGTTCATCATATGCCGCGCCATATCGATGAGCTGCAAACGCTTTCTGACTTGCTCCTCGCCAAAGTCGTTTTGCAATAAACTCTCCATGCCGGAAAACTTCAAAATGCCCTGTGACAAGCGGCTGATTGCCATGAGCGACAGTGACAGACTACTGTTGTAATTCGTGAGTTCCTGCGCAATTCGGTCGAACACTCTGCCTCCCCAACCGTTACGCATACGACGGCGACGATTTGAGATAACAGCGCCTCGAAACAGCAACAGGCGGCTCTCATGAACAAGCAGAGATTGACCTTGATAGTTAACGAGCGTATAAAACTGCGGCTTACCATATGCGGGATCGGACGGATCACCATAGAGGCACGAATCTTGATAGGTCACATCAGGCGCCTCAAACACCTGCAAGCGTTCAATCTTGCGGATATTCGCCTCGTTCAACGGGTCCTCTAGCGTCCCGCCGTCATCAATGACCATGAGCACGGCACAGCCGCCATAGAGGCGATCCCACATAAGCGCCTCCGCCATGCGTTTCTGCCCCTTCAAGTCCTCAAACACAGAGCAGAGTTGTTCGTTTTGATCAATAACGGCATCGCCGTTCTTTAGATCAAAGCCCGTTCGGACGGCTTCATTCGCCGGCTCTGTGATAATCTTATTCGCGATTCCATTGAACGTGAAAAGGTCATCCGCCTCTTGATCACTCATGAGTCGCGGCATTCCAAATTGATACGCCGTAAACGGATCGCGACTTTTTAGTCCATGCCCGATTACCGCATTGAAAAAGCCATCCTGTCTATCCATCACATCACCTCCTCTATGAAGTCAGTCCACTCCAATCACTACTGATCGCCACGGCATTGAATGCGTCCGCTGCCGCGTCTACTTGGTCATCGTGGAGGGCATCGGGAAAGCCCTCAAGTTCCGTCAAAAACTCATCATTCCATCCACCTTCTAAAAGCAGAATATTACCCTGCTGCCACTGTGCAGCGAACGGCTCTGCTCGTGTCACCTTATCCCCTGTCACCGTATGGCATTGGATATTGAATCCCGCCATTGCACGGACATAGCTCTGTGCCTGTTCCTTTCCTGCCTGCCCGGGGTCTTGCGGGATGTAGATTTTCGAGCAATGATATTCTGCCCGGTCTGTTATCGCAGTATTGCGGATCAATGCACGGACATTGGCGGCATTGAGCGCCTGCCGCTTAACATCAAGCACAATGTATTGGGCGTTGCGCAGGCGTCCGATCAACACACCTGCCGTACGGTCTGGATTCTTGTTCGCGCCCGTGATCTCCGTCGCCGCTAAATCCCACGCACGGGCGACACTGGCAATCTTATCCGGCACCGTATGCACGATGCGGACTTGATTCCGTGCAAAGTACAGGCCTGCCGCAGGGCGAATCTTCCAGTTTCCTTTGAGTAACCGCTCCTGCTCGACGGTATCAAGCGCGGACAGGGAGGCGAGATATTCCGGATTGGCCGCAAGCAAAATCTTGTTGTCATAGATGTTCGAGGCGATAAAAGTCACGCTCTTGCATAGGGCGGCATCCTTATCATCCGCTCCGATCAACTCCTCTCTCGTATCGCCCCAGATAATATTGCCATCCTTACGGATGAAGTATCGAATCTTGCCCGATCGTTCGGGGATTGGATAGCCCGTCTCTTGGTCAATCCACCACTCTATGAATGACGCCACCCAACTATCCGCATCCGGATTGCATGTCGCCCGAATATAAGGCTTGACACCGCAAGTCGAACGATTGCGAGAGAGCATATAGAAGAATTGCACCTCACTGAAATGACACAACTCATCAAAACAAATCAGCGGAATCTGACTCCCTTGCCACGAATGGACGTCCTTATCGTATTGCAGGTGCCGAAATGAAATTTTCGCGCCGCCCCGAAATGTAATCTGTGGTGTTGGGCTGCACACAGCGGAAACACCCATTGGCATATACATCGATAGTGCATTATCCCATAGTCCGCCCTCGGACATGATCTGATTTGCGTTTCTGCGAAATATGACAACGCCGAACTTTGGATTGTCCACATGCCGCAAACACTCAAGGAGCAACGCGTAGCTTTTCCCGCCGCCTGCCGCTCCTCCATAAATAGCAATATCCGCCGGAGACGACAAGAACATCTCCTGCGGCCCTGCCTGCGGTTTAATCTCCATTGTTATCACGTCCATTATCCGGCAGATAGACAACAACCTTCGTCGCCAATGTCTCAACAGGACCGCCATTCGCCCCAGTGATCTCCTGCTTCTGCACATCCTGTTGACCGAGATGCTGCTTGCCGAGGAAGATCGCCATCGCCGCCGACTTTTCCGCAAGCTGAAACTGCATTCTACGCAGGGATATTAACCCCATACCACGCTTTTGGGCAAAAACTTCGGAGAAACTCATATGATACGTGCGTTTACACCATGCGTTAAGCGTCTTGTCCGTGACACCGAACCACCAACAAATTTCCTGCTGTGTACTCTGATACCCGCATAGCTTTTCAAACTCTCTCTTATCGATCTCTTTCCGTGGCCGTGCCATCGCCTCACCTCCTATTTTTGCCAACAAGAAAAGCGCCCGTTCGGACGCTTATCGCAGCTCGCTATATTTTCACGATACCATCATACCACACTTTGGCGGCAAAAAACGGAACAAAAACGGAACAAAAAACCGGTTAAAAATACCGTTGGGAAGGCGATTGAGTTATCCACAAAAGAAAAGAGTTACACACAATGATTTTCATGCGACAGTTTTTTATCTATAGCGAGCAGCAATATTTGCTTGCGCAGCTTTCATAAAGATAGAAGAATCAACAATCTGTGGATTTTTCAAATTTTTTTCTTGTGCATATTTCTCAGCATCCATATAAGACCTAAACGTGTTCCCATGATCATCTGTTCGTATACTATCGCGTTTCCCATCGCTAGTATCACAATAGATAAAAAATGTACATCCTAAGCTTGTCATAGAATACACCTCCTTTGCTTTAAATTCGATACGTAGGATATTTTCCCTTCAAAACTTGTGTCAAAATATAATTTTCAACTGTGCAGGTCTCATTACTACACCAAACAACATCAGTGCCACATCCCGCAGCACCTTCCCGCCTTTCTCCTGCGCCCACTTCTCTGTATAGTTCAGAGCATCCGCGATCTCTATCCAGGACTGCCCACGCATATACCGCCCTTGTAGCAGCTCCACATCTGCATCATCCAGCGACTCAAAGGCTCGATCAATCGCCCGTATCGTGCGCTCTATTTCATCTCTGCGGATCCGCATATCCGCGATATGCCCCTCAAGCTTAATGCGACGTACAGCGGCCGCCTCCGTTGTAGTCAACTCCCTTGTCCAGCCGCTGATGCGATCGTCCCCGTACTGGATGGAGGATATGGATTCATCACGCAAAATCATCTCCTGCGCTTCAATCTCCTCTGTGAGATTCGTGGCGGCGACCTTCATCTTTGTATAGTTCTGCAAGAGCCGCTTTGTCTCCCTGATATAGTCGCCGTACTCTCTCACGCCTGTTCCTCCTGTCTCATCATTTTGTTGGCGTCACCAATATGTTCCGAACGCACCAAAAGAGCGACGTACCGCCGCTCCTTTTTTATTCATACAATCGTTTCTCCCCTAACGCAAACAGTCCTTATGCTTCACGCCGCCGTCCTCCTCAGTCCTTCATCCACAAACACTCAGTTTTTACAGCTCCTGAAGTAACAACCGTATCTGTTTCAACGCATTTCCACCCCTTCAGCTCTCGGTCATACAGTTCACACGCATAGCCGGAGAGCATAACCGCGCCGCTGTGGCGATTCAACGCGTTCAGCAGACGCACGTGATCCAAATCTCTCATCTCATGACGATAGCTCTTCCGGCAGGATCGCGTCTCATGCATATACGGAGGGTCGGCATATATTAATACGCGTGGATTGTTATATTGCGTGATCAGCTCTATTGCGTCCTGACATTCGATCTGAACTTGTTTCAGACGTCCCTGTGCTGCGATTATCCAGTCCGGCAGACATGCCCAGTTTCGTACGGCATACGCCGCTTGACGTGCCGCTATGTCCCGCTTCCACCCGCAGGTTTTTCCGTCAGCGCGGGCGCCGTAGCTCTGCCATGCCAAAACCAAAAACCGCGCGGCTCTCTCAATCGGCGTAAAACGATCCATCTCTGAAACAGCCGTTTCATACGCCTGCCGTGCATATGGAATATTCGCGACATAGTCGGCCAGCGCGGAAGCATCCTCACGAATGACTCGAAAAAGATTCACGACGTCGCCGTTGATGTCATTCACCGTCTCGATCGGAGACGGCGTTTTTCGAAACAGGATAGCCCCACTGCCGAAATAAGGCTCAAGGTACGAATGGTGCGCCGGCATGTATCTCAGGATAAAATCAGCCATACGCCATTTTGCGCCCGGATAACGGAGTACTGCTCTAATCCGCTCCATCTTTCCCCTCCATCATCGCAAATGCCATCATGCACCGCATAGACGCATTGACGAGATGCGGCTCGCTCGTATCACCCGCAAGGTACAGCGAGAGATGCCGCAGTGCGCGTGCGGCATGTTCTTTCGCGGGGATTTTCCGCCACGTTTCCCCCGGATGCTTGCGCGCCCCTGCGGTGAGTCCCTCGGCGACTTTATCGAGCCACGAGAAATGGATATAGCGGTATTCGTTCGGCTCTTCATCCTGCGGGTACTTCTCCTCGCCATGCGGCGCATCTTGCGCAAGCACACGCTCAATCTGCTTCGTGCACGCCTCTAAAT